TTCTCGGGTGACATAGCTCCACAGTACGTCGTTCCAAACTCAGTCCCGAACGACCTGCTGACATACGTGAGGGAACACGAAGCAAGAGCCTATAAGATTGCAGGTCTTACTTCTGCGCAGGCTTTCGGGGAAGGGATGCCCTCCGGCTTGGAAACAGGTCGTGCTGTGGAGAACTATTTCAACGTAGAGAGCGTGCCGTTCGCTACTCAACTTCGGAAGTTTGAGTACTTCATTGAAGACGTAGCCAACGCGAACGTCGCTGCGGGCAGAGCCATCTACGAGAACAACAAGAAGTGGTCCGTCATAGTTCCTGACGACAGCAGGACCATCGAGGTGGTGAAGTGGAAGGAAGTCGCGCTCGATCCGCGAGAAGACTCCTACGTCATTCGCGCAGCCCCCGCGTCCATGCTCTCTGAGTTGCCCGCCGCACGCATCGGAGAAGTGGAACGCCTCTCCATGATGTTCCCGTCGATGACCGAGAAGGCCAAGGCCGCGATGCTTCAGTTCGTAGACATCGAAAACTGGGAGGACTTGTTCACTGCACAGGTTGAGAATGGCAAGGCCATGATCGATGAAGCCCTTCGCAACAACGTCTACACCCCACCCTCTCCCTTCATGGACCTTCAGCAGTTCATCATTGATGCCAATCAGGGTGAGCAGCGCGCAGAGCGCATGAAGGTGCCAGAGCAGAACCTCTCGACGCTACGTCGCATGATTCGTCGCGCCAATGAGCTGCGACAACGCCAGCAGCTCGCCGCTCAGATGCAGAACGCGGGCGCAATCACACCTGCCGCCGTTCCCAATGATGAGAGCGGACAGCCGCCCACAGCGGTTCAGCAACCCCAAGCGAATCAACAAGTAGGACAGCGATGACCGATCAAATGCCAGCAGAGATGATCCCCACCGTAGCGAATCCGGGGAACACGTTTGAGTCCACACCGGAGTCCGCATCAGAGCCCGCTCCCATTTCACCAGAGACCGTAGTCTCCAAGCCACAGCAAGACATCCCGGCCCCCGATAGTTCCATCCTGAGCACGAAGCTCGACAAGATGCTGACTCGTGAAGAGAGCATCGATCAACGACGCACGCAGGAGCAGGAGTACGCCAACATGCAGGAGGAACTACGTATCCTCCGCACGATGCAGGGACCGGACTTCCAGAAGCAATACAACGAGGTCAGCAAGCGCGTCGAGAGCGCCGATGATGACCAAAGCCGCCTGATGAAAGACCTTCAGGGAGAGCTAACCACGATGAGGGAGCAGCAAGACATGCTCCAGACCCAGTTGCAGCAAAAAGAGCAAGAGTCTGAGCTTATGGAGGCATCGAAAGAGGTGTCTGCATGGGTAGAGGGCAACAGCGAGCACTTTCCCTTGATCAACTCGATTGGGGAACAGCAACTCGTGTTTCAAAAGATGTGGAACACGAAGCAGCAAACTGGACACATGATAAGCGAGACCCAGGCCGCACGCGATGTAGAGACAGAGTTGAGGGGTATCGTCGAACGATGCGCGCCTCTTCTTGGATTCCAGAAAAGCGAACAGACACACGAACGCGACGATGCAGTTAGTACGACAACAACTGGAATGAGTGTTTCAGAACCGGCAGATCGGGACAAGATGTCCGACCAAGACCATCTGGAATATTTGATCCGGCAACATCAAGGATAAGGTAAACAAATGGCAGTATCCGACGGAATAGCCTTCGACCTACTAGGCGAGGCAGCACCGCTCATGAAGCGGTATTATGACGATCGTCGTGTGTACCAGATGGCCTTCAAGAATCGTCCGTTATTCGCATGGGTTCCAAAGAAAACAGGTGTGACGGGAGGCTCGCCAGCGGGAGCTGGTTATGGTGGCTATCAGGTACCAATTACGATCGATGACATCGCAGGTGAATCTGCGACCTTCGCAGACGCGGTAACAGCGCGTGATGGTGACAGCCATCGCGTGTGGCAACTCAATCGAATCAAGCGGTATGCAACCGCGACCATCGACTGGGAAACCGTCCGCGCTATGAAGAACGACATGGGCGCTTTCATGACGGCAATCACGCCGCGCATTGACAGTGCCATCAACCAGTTGTCCAACACTATCGCGATGGGCTTGTACCATCCTGATGGCAGCGGACACCGTGGCCAGGTGCTTTCCGTGGCATCCGACACGGCAACGCTGACCGCAGCGACGGCGCATCTCGCGAGAACGTGGAGTCTTCGTCGTACGGCGATCGCTGACACGGTTGTTTCAGGTGGAACCATCCACACTGGCTCGACCAAGGTCACGGGGATCGATCTCACGGCAGGGACTGTTACCTTCGCGGACATTTCTGCGATCAACGCGGCAACTGGCCTGGCGGCAGATGACTACATCTTCCCGCTGGGCGACTACTCGGCCTCTGGTGAAGCCATCAAGTTCATGGATGGACTTGGTACCTGGGGTCCGGTCCCGGCTGGGATCACGAGCGGCGACGATCACAAGGGAGTCGATCGTTCGGTCTGGAAGGAGCGTCTCCTGATGCTTCACTCCACGGTGGCTCTCCAGGCAGCGGCAGGCGATGGTCTGTTTATTGCTGGCATTCGGTCGGCGGCTGCCAAGCTCCAGGCCAACGAGGGGTCGCCGGACGCGCTCTTTGTCCATCCTGACCGATGGGCGCAGATCGAATCCGACCTGGCCTCGCAGTCGCGTTATGAAATGATGATGGGTTCCGATGGCCGAACGGGCTTCGACTCCATCGTCATCAATGCGGGTGGTGGGAAGATCAACGTGGTCGCAGACCCGTGGTGCCCGCCCAACACGGGATACATGCTCCAGCGTAATACGTGGGAGCTGTTCTCGATTGATCGTGTGCCCGACTTCGTGTCCGACGATGGCAATCGCCTCCATCGGCTCGAAAATGCAGATGAGGTTGAGTTCCGCCTTGGTGGTTACTTCAACGTCGTTTGTCGTGCGCCTGGTCACAACATGGTTGTGAACTTCGCAACGTCATAAACGGTTTGCCTTGGGGGACCGGGCCATCCCCGGCCCCCAGGGTGCCTCTTAACAGGGATTGGCGATGCAAAAGACGCTTTCACAGCTCAGAGAAGGCAGCCGACAACGGGCCGACATGACCCATGACTCGGATGCCATTGATGACATTGAAGCCAACGGGTACGTCAACGAGGCGTACCATGAGCTTTATGACCTGATCACATCTGCCGATGACGCGAGGCAGTTCACGGTCAACGCCACCATCCCACCCCAGGTAGGGGAGTTCTCGTTCCGTCTCCCATATGATTTCTACCGTGTCGTCTCCGTGCATGTTCGCAGAGGTGAGCATTACGTGGCTGGCCTTCCTGCCGACCCTTCACGTTATGCAGAGTTGGCAGACAACGCCAGGGGCAGCACTGGACGACCTTTGTATTTCATTCGATGGAACATCAACACGGGTGAGAGATTCGTCTTCATCTTTCCGGCCCCTACGCCGGAAGAGTTGGCAATCACCTACTGGCCGCAGCCTGCGGAGCTGTCAATTGACTCAGACAGCGTGGACAACCCGGCATCATGGCTAGAGTTCGTCATGGTATCGGGCGCAATTAGGATGCTCGACAAGGTGGAGCGAGACGCCACCGCGCTATTGCTTGCGAAGCGGCAGCTCGAAGCGAGGATACGAAAAGCTGTATACGCATCCGACTTCAACAGTCCCCGGATGATTAGGGATATTTCTCACCGCTACGGCTTTGGTGGAGGCCACGGAGGTTACTCTCGGTGGTAGACACCAAGGCACTACTCAAAGGATTCGGAGCGGCGGCTGATGTTGCTGGTCAGATAGCTACTGACAAGGCAGTGAACAGCCGTCGCGTTCGATCTAGCTTTTCTCAGTTCGACATTACGAATGGCCAACTTATTGAAGACGCGGTGTCCGACCCGGACACAAAGAGTGTGCCACACGGACTCAATCGCGTTCCCAAGGGCGCACTGGTGCTCAAGGCAAGCACTGGTGTTGTTGTCGAGGGCGTCACGCGGACTGAAGTGATTCTCGATACAGCTAGCGCTGAAGTTACACTGTGGGTTGTATGACATGGCGCTTGAACGCAAAAGAAAGTCGGTTCTCTTTCACCAGGGGATCTCTGACGGTGCCGACAGGTTCCTCCTAGAGCCTCCTGCGATTGACTACGCAGAGAACCTGATGTTTCACAAGGACGGGTCGCTCCAGAAGCGTCCTGGCTTTGGTCCTGATGAGTTGACGACGGTTCCCAATGCCACCGGTATTCCAGTGGCCATGCTAGCCACGGACAACAGTCTGCATGTGGTTTCTGAGAACGGGGCTCGGTCTTGGAATGGGGCATCATGGGAGGAAACTGATGCCAGCGGGTTCATTGGCACATCTAGCGTCGAAGTAGAGAGCCAGAACTTCATCGGGCTTGGTGGATGCTGCTATCAGACATTTGCAGATTCAAACGGAGACAAGAGAGGGCACGCGATTGCCTACGAGGTACGTGGCGAAAACTCTCTAAAGGAAAGCTCTGCAGACAGTGAGAAGCACGTCATCGTGCAGAGGTACGATGTCGATGGTCGCTTTGTAGATCAGAGGCGATTTGATGATGCAAGGTCTCCGCAGGTCGTACAGCGGACGCATGACATTGCCGTCCTTACTCTGTTCTACCAAGACATTCCGTCTAAGAGCCTGAAGATGCTTAACATTCAGGCTCCACATTACGCATCAACGATAGCTGGATCTCCGATCGATCTGAATCTTGAACCGTCTAGTCGCCCACGAATGCCGAACTACTCGATTGTGACTGGAGAAGAAGACCCCAATCCCGGAAAGGGTCCACGGCTCGGACAGGGCGTTTACGGCCAGGCACGGTATCTAGTAGGGCACTCTGAGGTGCAGAGCAGATTCTACATACTTTACACGCACGGCGCCGGAGTTGGCGTCTACATGCGGGAAATTGATGACACAACTGGCGCCATCACCAATTCGGCAGAGATATACGCCGTCGCAAATGCGGAGGCCGACATTCTGGCGTTCGATGTGAGCACATACGGGATTGCGGTTGTTTATCAGTGGTGGGATCGTGGGAGCCAATCCGACACAGCCGGGCTTGGAACAGGGGATTACGCTGTTGTTGCGCAATTGTACTCCGCTGCCGCTATCGCGGCGCCGCCGCTCGCAGAGCACGATTTGATCTCAGGCACAAGTGCGAACAACATGCCGACGTACACGCATGGGACCGTAGGCACGTTCCTCGACATGCTTAGTTCACCAAATCGAGTGAGAAGTATGGTTGCGCTGCACATGTCCGGTTATCCATCTGGCTCTGCCTATAGTTGGGGTGAGAGTCCCACGCCGCCACCGACAAACCCTGGCGTGCAAGGAAACACGACGGATGGCAGGGCTATTGACTGGCTTCCATGGAATAACCGCTCATGGGAAGCGGGTATCAAGACCTTTGGCGTTGAGTGGCTAGGCAGCGGCGCTTATGCGTTTGGAGCCGATTTAAGCGCGCATCGCATCACAACGAATCCAGTACGCCACAACGACAAGTGGTACATGGGCGTCCAGCAATGGATTGATTATACGCCACATCACTATGATCCAAGTGCAAGTCCAGCGTTCGCTAACTGCTTGCCAGCTACAAAGCCTGTAACCACAGCAATTTGCGTATTTGATTATCAAGAAACGATGCGTCCAGTGGCAACCCTTGATGCGGGCGCAAGTGGCCATGCGGACTATGCGGAGAGCGAGGTTGCGATACACCTTGGCACACTTGAGGTCGAGGACGGCGATCTGATTGCAAGCAATAGGGTAAAGTTGAGTGCAGAGGACAACTCTTTGTGGATTGGCGTTCAGCTTGCAGATCAATGGAATAGGGTGCCTAACGTAGAGGTGTCATCTGACAGCCTATGTCGCGTTCATAGGATCAAAAGCGGAGGCGAGGGCGCTTACGCAGCAAACTTTGGCGATGGCATCGCGCTCTCTACAGCAGTTCCCATGTGGTACGACGGCCGGTTCTTTAGCGAGTTCGGCCCGATCGATTCACCAGAAATAATGGTTGTCGCAGACAATGACTATAGTACCTGGGATGTAGAACCAAGACCGAACCATGCCTACATGGGTAACATGCCTACTCAGGGGTATGATGAGGTTGCGAATGCCGATGACCTTGTGTATCGCAAATTTGCTGTAATCTACGGCTTCGTAGACACTCATGGAAACACACATCGTTCTGCGCCTAGCCAGACCCTTTATGTTGCAGACCTCGAAGAAGGTTTGGGATCGGATGGCGAGGAGTGGCCAGGCAGGAGAATCAATGTCTATGTGACGAGGCCGCTATCCGTGCTGCGCGAAGACCTCGAATACTTTGTAGAGGTTTACGTGTCGTCGGATGCGGACTCAGACATGCAGCTCGCGATGCAGTCTTCCGCGAGACCCACGACAACGCATGTTCCGATTGTGGTTACGTTCCAACTTAACAGGACTTCGGCAGCCACGACGCACAAGCTGACACGCGCCTCGGAGTCGCTATACACATCTGGTGGCGTTCTTGCCGCAGACCCATGGCCAGCCTTCGCCTATTCGGTAGTCACGTCCACTCGATTTTGGGCGATCGACAGCAACAATAAGGGCCGCGTGCTGCCATCGAAGCTGTTCGAGGACTTCGTTGCGCCGGAGTACAATCCCTTGCTCACGATCAATCTCGGCGATGAGCGCAACCTAACTGCCATAGGAAAGCTCGACGATAAGGTCGTCGTCTTCGAGCCGAACGACATCCACGTGATCTATGGGGACGGTCCCGATAACCGAGGGCAGGGCCAGGACTTTGCCGTTCACTATATCAGCACC